GCGTCTCCGTTTCTTCACCGTAGGTCATAAGGTCATAGTATTCCGCGCTACTCATCTTATCTAAGTTAGGATGGAAACCAAACTCAACACCATTTAAACTAAACCTTTGTTTAAACTCAGCGGGTGTACTTAATGCTTTATCGATTGACTCAACTAAACCTTCAAAGTCACTTTGTGAAATCTCACATTCGGAAAGATTAATACCTGTAATGATTCTAACCTTTTCTTTACTAACTTCTAATTCAGTAACACCATCCTTTTTAGCGAACAGTGTGACCTCCTGTAGTTGTTTTAGCGTAATATCTTCTATGCTTTCTGGTATTGTAATCTTCATATAATAATAACTAAAAAATACGTTTATTGTTTTTTATCTAATCTCGATGCCGTTACTCTTACCTAATAAATAAGTTACAACATATCTTAATGGATCAATAGCATGGTTAAAATCATCTACAAATAACTTACTACCTTTATCCGCATAGACATAATTGTTTAACTCCTTAGCAACGTTCTTACTTTCATTCTCTACGACTATTTGATAATCTAATAGTAAGGCGACTCCTAAAGAGATACTACCCGCACCCTTATCAGCACCTACTATATTACAGCCTAATCGAGATAACTCGTTTATTAATCTAGGTTCAGCACTATCAGCAACTATTAAAGACCTATCGCAAACATCTAAATTGATATGTGCTATTTGCGAAGTGGTTAAACTTGGCTTATAAAGATGCTCCTTAACGTAGATTATTTTTTTCTTTTTATCGATTGCTACTCCTATTAAAGTTGTAGGGTCAACAGACCATCCGTAATCTTGACCGAATGTAACTTGTAATCCGTCAGGGTTGAAGTCTCCATACTTCCAATTGGTAAACACAACACCCTCAGCTTTATCTAACCAACCGCCTAAAACTATATGATGATATTTTTTAGGGTTGTTTATCTTCATGTCCTCAAAAAATGCCTTTATTTCATCTGGTACAAATTCTAAGCAGTCTAAGTATGTTGTATGTATGTAGCAAACATTATCTTTAATACCATTCCAGCCACCTTCCACTCCTTTATTTAAAAAATACTTTTGATAAATAAAATGCTCTTTTGACGCTGGGTTAAGTATCATTATTTTAATGTTAGCATTTGGGTCTGTTTTTTTATTCCCTCGAATAGATAGGAATATCTTATCATAAATAGACTCGTCTAAAAGCTCTTCAGCCTCATCCAAAACCCACATCGAAAAATCTTTTATTCCTTTTAAGTTTGCTGTTTGTTGATTACTACCAGCCTTTAAACCTTTAAAAACAATCTTAGATTTATTAAAATTACTATCAATTCTATTTACACTAGCGTTAAAAAATGGTCTGTAGTTAAGTATATCTAACTTTTCTTCAACCTCTGAATAGATAGAATCTTTTAATGATGCGTTTGTATATCTCGAATACAATACACGATGCCCATACTTAGAGCATCCGTTTAATGAGGCGGTTGACACTGCAAAAGACTTTTGAGAGTATCTACCGCCTGTTAATATAAATGTATCTACGCCTATTGGTATTTCAAATAAAGGCTTAAACTTATCACTTATATTTATTCTATTCATTATTAGATGTAAAGTTAATTGTAGGTAATGTTATTGAGTCACCGTTAGTTGTTAAGTCTAAACTATCTTTTGGTTTTCCAAGGTAGTATTCTAAGAATATTTTAGCGGCTGGTATATCCTTTTCATCCACCGCCTTAACCCTTATCATACTTATAACATCAATTACATCTTGCTTAGTGGAAGCCTCGCTTAAAGCGTCTTTATACTCGTTCTTTCGCTTATCTATATTACCTTCCCTTGATTTGGTTGAATGTCCTTTATTTCCATTATTTTTTCTTTTATCCATATCTAATAAGATTTAACTGTTTGATTGTATAGTAATAAATAGTACATATTTTATAATTTTATATTGTAAATTGGTTTATAAAAATCAATTAAATTAAATTCAACCATTAAGGCTATTTCGTTACACATGCCACTTGAAAGTATTTTAAAAGATATATCTCCATTTAAAAGCAGAACGTTATGTTCTTTAACACTTCTATTTCTTTGATAAACTCGATTACCACTCCCTTTTCCAACGTAAACAACTTCATTTTTAATTAGGTGAGCATAAACATAAAATGAGTCAGAAGTAACTTCCTTGACTTTATTTACAAATGCTTTTTTATAGAAGTCTAACATTTGATCTTTAATATCCTCAAGAAAATTATCTACAACTTCTTTATCTTCAAAATTTCCTCTAATTCTTTTATCAAATTTAGATATAGATTTAGTTGAATGTCCTCCGTTTGTTTTTCTTTTATCTTCTTTCATAATTAAATAAGTAATTATTATTAATTAATTCTATTTGTCTCCACCCTGTGTGTTATGTTGACTCAGCCCTTGGTGTTGTTGGGTTTCCTTTTCTTAAATAATACTATCGGTGCCTCATCTTCAATAGTGGTGTCGCGGTCTTTGTGTATACTCCTTCCTATAAACCAAAAGATCCCATTAAAAGCCACATACCTATTAACTCCCCGTCAAGTGTGATATCAGCATCCTCTGTATACCAGTAATAAAAACTATACAATCCTATTAAATACCATACTGAAAATCCTATTTCTATCATAATTTATTTAGTTTTAGTTATTATCCCTGTATTTATTTATAACATACGATGAAAGTAAGACACTGCATACTCCTATCGTGATAATGTATAATTCATTCATTTGCTTTCTAGTCTAGTAATCCTTTCTGTTAAGTTTTTGTTTTGCGTGTAAAGCATACCTACAATCTTTTCTAGTGTAGATAATCTTTGTGCTTGTGTCTCCTTAGTTTTTCTCATAAGTCAATTCTTTTAATACAGTTTTTAATGTGTTTATAAAATCCTGTCTTAATATCCTATGTTTTAATTTATGCTTTGGCTCCCAACCAACTTTATGAAGTCTATCTCTGTTGTAAATATATCTTCCTTTTTGTTTGGTTGGTTCGACACACCTGTATACTGCTCCCATTATATTTAGTTTTTCTCATAACTTGTGTAAATTAAATCTAACTTGTTTTGCATCGTCTTTAGTCTTCTGGCACTACCTGAGCAATTTATACAGAACGTCCTCTTGTCGTATTGTATTGCGAATACATGAGCATATAAATCTACTAGCATTGAAACCTCTTTAACTTGGAAAGTGTTTTCTATTCTCTCCTTTATGTAAGTTCCATAAGACTGATAATGCTCTTCAGTCAAACATCTTTTTGCTTGGTGGCTTCCTATTTCAAACTGAAGGTTTAGGTTATCCTTTCTTTTATCACACCCACAATCATCACCAAACAACTCCTTGACAATCTTCTTTACCCCTGTAACCTTAGTGACCTTTTCAATTACATCACCTAAACCTACTGGTTTTTTATTTACAATCTTTTTTGATTTTCTTACTTGCTTTGCCATTGTTTTAGTTGCTTTGTTGTTTTAGAATCATTTTCAATTTTCTTGTCTCTCAGTATTAACTGAAAGTGTTTAAGATTTGGTATCATCATCGGATATACTTTTCATTATAAAACCTTTATCTTCATCGTAGATAACCTCAAAGTCATTAACTTTTATGTTTTGACCTGATGTCGGTAAAACCGATGTTTGTTTTTTCCTTAACAGCTTAATCTCTTTTTTAAGATAATTCTTTGCTTTGATTAGGTTTTTCAACTGCTTTTCTTTTCTCTTGTTTTTCTTCAAAAACTTAATCTCTCTTTTGATATAGTCCTTTGCTTTTAAAAGGTCTTCTAACTCATTTCCTTTCTTATCGGCTCTAGCAACATACTTAACTATATTACCCCTGTTAAAATTAAGGTCGTAGTCTTTGCAGAAGTCGATAACATCTTTGTCTTTTGTCTTGTAGTGTTTTGGTTTCATAATCTATTTAGTTTTATAATGTTTATCTAGTTTACTTTCAATCTTAACTATCTTGTGTATTGCACCCCCTGAGTTCATAAATGTATCGAAGTCTATATCTTTATTAAATATGTCATTATACATCAATAGCAGCGGTTTAAAATCACTTGCGGGCATACCTAACGAACGTCTACTTATGTACTTTGAATACCATCTGGACTGCTCTTTATTCATGCTCTTTTGTTTCTGGTATTCTTGTAACTTTTTTTATAATCAGCGCCGAAGATACTTTTCATTCCCTCATTGATTTGTCTATATGCGTATGCGTAATGAATTAAAGGGAAGTCTTTCTGTATATCCCTAAGAGACTTGGTGTAACTCTCTTCAATCAATTCCTTTTGCCTCCAATCCAACTTATTAAAAGAATCTAATACCCTTTGCTCTTTATCATCTGCCCCGTAATTGACTTCAGTACATTGTAAACCCTCTACCAATTCAAACGGACTCGTTTTTATGGCATTGCAGTGATCTATAAACAGATTTTTAATTATCTTATAAATCAAACTTGCTTTTATTTCCGTGTAACCGTATTCGTATATCTTTAAATACATATCTTGAACAAGGTCGTTTGATAAATCTTTGTCACCGCTTATGTTATAAGCAGCCAATCGCCACCGCTTATCCTGTTCCGCAAGTTTCTTAATTACTTCTGTCATTTATCAAAGATACTTAAAATATTGATACTACGAACATTAATTATTTAAGTTCTATTTCATTAATTTCGTCAATGTTACTTTCTTTCAAACCATTTTCGGCTAAATATTCAAGGGCTTGTTCTT